TTCTGTAGTATATCTACAGAGTAAGATTTTTGTAGCAGTGTATCAATGACTTCTGCAACTGTATATTGAAGCGTTTCTAACAATGTGTCTGCAGTAAACGTTGAAGTGTAGTCAAATCCTTTAAGCAGGGCATCTAGCACAACTTGTTTGAAGTAGATGAGACCGATAACCACATCAATAGAGTACTGGATTTGTAAATTGTATTTTCGCAGTACACTAGCTATTGTCTGACTGGCAATTAAATCTAAATGTTTCAAAATGTTATCAATAGTAAAAGTGCGCGATTGACCGAGAACTTTTAGTAACGTATCGGATAAGAACTGTGTAACCACGTTAGGTTGCTTCAGAACTAAAGATAGTGCAAGTTCCGAGATGAATTCTTTTGAAAGTACAACACTTGAAAGAAAACTAATCAGTTGCGTTCGTAAGAGAAAACTATCAACCGTGTAGGACGCTGAAATACCTAAACGATGTAAAATAGCGTCTGATAAGAAAGAAACTAATCTATCTTTCTTCTGCAATAGGCTATCTAACGTGTATAGGTTCGTAACGTTCAAATCTTGGATAAGAACGTCACTTACTAATTGAACGAGAACAGATTTAAGTAAGACTGCACTAAGCAATTGTGCAACGGTAAGTGACGAGTATTGAACAACGGCATCTATAGAAGCTGTTCTTTGCTGATATGAGCGAAGCAGTGCATCAACAACTTGTGAAAGTTCTTTGTCTTTTAACGTAAGTAATGCATCTATCACTGTTTGAGCCGTCAAACCCAGTTTCTGTAGTATATCTACAGAGTAAGATTTTTGTAGCAGTGTATCAATGACTTCTGCAACTGTATATTGAAGCGTTTCTAACAATGTGTCTGCAGTAAACTAATGCCGCAAAACTGCATCAATCGTTATTACTTGACTCCTGTAAGCCAAGAAAACCGAAGAGGAAAGTAATGTTTGCACGAACTGTTTCTTTATAAGAGTGTCGACCGAGGTAGACGTAGTAAGGTCTGGTACTTGTAATGCTACATCCGCTAGCAAACTTTGCGAAACTGGTCCTTTCAGTAGCGTATCTGTTAGAAGTTCAACCAGTTGTAAACCGCCAACAATAGTATCTGCAGAAAAACTAGAGAAACCTAAAGATTCAAGTAACGCATCGACCAAAAACGCTTGGTGGTAAATTGAACCTAATGAGTTCTTACTCAGTGTGAGAAATCCTAGCCCGATATCATATGAAACTTTGAGAACTGTTGAAGTCAAAAGTTCCTTTATTTGATTTAATCTTTCAATTGCCGAATCTATTCTAAAAGATGATTCTTGGACAAAACCCGGCGTTTCAATATATTGTTCAAACTCGTCACACACGAAAGAGCATTCGGCTGTCACATTATCTGCGGCAGTCTCAATGTGTATTCGAAATTCTGCAAACAGATATTGGTCATCAACAGAAATTGTAGGCAGAGAAACCGACCAAGAGTCGCTAACACTGCCTCCTACTGAAGCTGGTAAATCCAAAACATTCGGACTTTCAGAAACAGTTATTAACGTTGCATTAGAGCCGTCAGGACTAGCAGACTTTGAGAGTCTAACGGCTACCTTCACACTAAATGGGTATTTCGTGTTATTTTCCAAACGTACAAAGAACGACCAAGTCCCTTCTTGGAACGCCCCTTGAAGCCAATCTGTGCGCCAACCCTTTTTCGGCTCTGAGATATCCGGAAAATCTGCAACTACTGTTTGGTCGTTTCCTGGTTCAAAGACAAAATACGAACAAACTGCTGACTTCGCAACAGACGCTTTTGTGGTAAGGTCTTCCGAAGGATTAGAGTTATCTATAAGTAACTTCCATAACGAAGTAACAATAACCTCATTTGTAAGAAGATAGGTTGGCACTATTCTTCAACCCAAGTGTAACCACATTTTGGTGGCGTTTGTGTAGGCGCAAATGGAAATCCTTTTCTCTGCTCTAAAGTACAGCTATGAACTGTTTTATTAGCGTTGAAAACTAAACATACTGCTTTTATTGCACCCTCATTGATTCCTGGAAGAAAAGATTCACCCTTTCGAATGTCGCGGAGAGCAACGAATTTAAACGCCGGACAATGAAGGTCACAACAACGCCCACAACGGTTACATTTTCCAACCTTCTTGTACGTCTTGTGAGAATCGAAATTATTTGAACTCAAAACTATCACTCACCTCAACACTTCCATCTTCATGAATGTAAAGAATAGATTTATAGTTTTTTCCATTAATTGTTTCTTGCCACCCGAGAAGATAAATGGTTCTTCTCTCTTCAAAACCCTTACCATAGGTTATATAGTTACGACGGACTGCAATGAGACGTTGATTTTCTCGTAAATGAAGAGTATATGTCGGAAGTGGTCTTGAAACACAACGTATAGGAAGTGATAACACCTGCTCACGAGTAAATGGTACCCAACTGAAACTTTCTAAGCGACCTTGGTCAATTTCTCGAAATGAATGTTCTTTTCCATCTTCGTCGAACTGACGTAACTCTGTTCCGTCTTTATACTTTGCAATCCAGAAAAATGTGAGAGGATTGTATTCCATAATTCTCTCTCCTTGTATGGAGGTGACTAGATTTCATCGTAGACGAAAGTATACGTCTCGTCAGGTTTTTCGCCGCTTGATGCACCTGTGCCAACAATACACTGAGTTATCACCATTTTAGTTTGGTCTCCGACTGCTGAATATGCACTAGAGTCAACCAGAAGCTTTTCTGTCGAAGTGAAATCAAATGCATTTTTCTCGGCCATAGTCATCCAAGCTTGAGCAATTAAAGGTTGTGCTGTAACCGAAGGAGATGTGCCATAAGTAGCTACGCAGCGTATCCAATAGAATTCTTGTCCATTAACTGTTGTCTTTGCCCAATCAGTCGGAAGAGTATAAGTAACATCATTCGTCCCCGACACTGTAAAGCCCGAAGTACCGTCAGTAAGACCTGAAAGAGCTGTCCACGCTGTACCATTCCAATACTCCCATGCAAGAGTAATGTCGGTATATGACCCAGCAGTAGAAACGTTAATTGTTAATTTGCTAAATGGGAAATTTGCACCAAAGTAAATTGCGTCTCCTGTTGCACCTGTTGGAAACGGAGGAGCATAAACGTCGTCAACTGTTGCATTGTTAATATCCGATGTTTCGTCGTACCAAACATCAGTACCGGCGTTATACGACCATGCAAAACCAATTTGCTGATTCCCACGATAGTAACCGTGACCATTTGTTGCATCAAGAATATGATTTCCAGACGTTCCTTCAACTCCTGTAGCTTGCTCATAATTCGCAATGGGACAACCATTATCACCGATGGGCTTTACACCAACGATAACACGTACATCTGTACCCCAGTCAAGTGTTCCATCTGTATACCATCGTATATTGTCAATCTGTACTGATGGAGCAACTGTTATTTCTAGAAAGTGACTCTTCCAATAGCTGTTGTTCTCTCCAGTCGAAGGTATTGGAATAGGATTATTCAAACCGGGGTTTGGGTCGTCTGCGGTGCAATAACGTGCTGCAGTAACGGTTGTTGGCGTACCAGGTGCCGCACCATTCATTTCACGCACTTCTACTGTAGCAGGCCAACTTTCACCTCCTTTTTAAGTTTTTTGTTTCTCCCGACGTGATTCAGGAGTGAGATGTTCTGAAGGTTCGCGTTGTCGAGATGTGTCACGTAACAAGTCAAAAATCGTCTGAGCATACTGACCGGTTCTACCGCGTTTCGTTATCTCGACTAAGCGCGAAATTTGTTCATCAGTAAGTGGGTCTTTCCCGACCATTGCACGAAGTTCGTCAAGAGTATGTGTTCCTGTAGCTGCAACTACTGCCATCTGTCTAACAAGCTCACCTTTAAAGATTTCAAGAACTAATGATAGCCGAATGTCTAACTTCCTCAATTCTTCATCCGGCACATTATATTTCTTCATCAAGTGAATCTTTAACACTTCGAGAAGTGCCCTCTTAATCTTATACGCTAGCAAATCCGGAAGAAGAACGACATAGGAGCTCACAACAAGAGCAGTAGCATATGTACCAGCTTCAACATTATAAGCACCTAGGCCTTCTCGTATCGATTTGTTAATTTGTTCGATAAGTTCGTTTGGCGAACTATATTGCATCTTTGGTTCAGTGAAATATATTTTCGTACCTTTTGGAACGACATAACCTTGGTCAACTTTTTTCTTCCGAATTTCTTTTGCATGCTCTTTTAACACATTTTTTATTGCTGTTTGATAATTCTGGAACCTCTCTTGGAAAGTATTGCCTTTAAACTTCTCTGGTGAAAACTGTGATGTATCAAGTTCATGTACTTCTCTTGGAACATTGCGATACCTCCACAAGATGTCCGTGATGAGAATCGCTTGCTTCCACAACACACGTGAGCGCAGACACTCCAAGGGTGATTCTGACCAAACTCCGAAAGTATAACGTCCGTAGAGGTCAGTTATCTCCTCTCCGTAGTTGTCGACCGAGATGTGAAATACTTTTTGTTCATCATTTTCAGGGAAGATTTGTTCACTTGATGTCCCCTCATTAAGAATATAGTAATTCGCACCAAGGATTTTAGCAGAGGGGTCTCCGATTTGCTCTCTGTTTTCTACTGCTGTTAGCTTTGAAATCGGAAGAGGTTGAATCTGCTGCACACCGACGCTATTCGCAGCATTATCAATGTGTATAACAAAAACCTCATCACCATCACGCAATAAATGTTTCGCAATAGAGAAGAAACGACCACGAAAATCAAATTGCTCCGCGGCTTCTTGCGCTCGCTGCAATAGTACACGCTCTTCTTCAGACATTTCTTTGTCTACATGAATCATAATTCCCTTGTACGCAAATTGTGTAAGGAGAGCTAACCGAGTTACAGCATTATTCAACTCTGGGTCCATACGAAGAAATGTACGAAATGCTTCATATCGGTTTTTCACTCCAGTAATCGGTTCAAGGGCTGACTCCAACGCTTGAATTGCTGCAGGCCCACCTACCGTTTGGAGTATCTTCTTCCCTGTACGGCTACGAAAGAATTTCTGAAGAAACTTTTCTCTTAGTGAAGACATTAAATCACCTCCACAGCTAGCGGTAAGTAAGGTCGATTAATAAGGTGAGTCTTAACTGCCCAGAAACCTCTGGTTAATGCATCAACTGTATCGATGTAACCGTTCCGAACGACACCAATTCGACGGGAATCAAGTACCAACATCTGTGAAAACTCTTCAATTATTTCCGGGTAATTACAGAGTTCTAGTTTTTTATCGAAAAACGCATTTTTCACCTCATCATGTTCCTCTTTGCGCAGCGGTTTAAATAAAATTTGAATTCCGAGATTTCGAATTTCCATGATTGCCTCGTTATAGGTCCATTGGTCTGTGACAAAGTAAGCAATTGGAAACGTTTTGCAGATTTTTACTAAGAGCTTCCGAACTTCAACAGGGTTTAGCTCTTTACCATGCGGCTCAAGACGGAACAATCCATCAACGATAACTTTTTCACCTTCAACATGGAGCAAAGCCAAACCGAATCTACAATTGTTTATTCCTGGGTCAGCAGATAATACATACATATGATTCTCGTCAATAACAGATGAAAGTTCTGGTAGATGCTAGAATACATTGGTTCTGCCACGGTTAATATTGATTACCTCTAAATCTGAATAATACGAATCAAGTGATGCGTGAGGCTGTATACCATAGTCTCTCCAAAAAGTAACTGGGTCTCTTCGTAATTCATCTTGCATCTCCGGTGAGTCAAACGATTTCGTAGGATTCATTTCCCAAGTTGTGTAGGCCTTTACAAGCGTCCGAGGCTTGTTTCTTCCCTGACGAACAAGAGTCATAATGATATCATTAACGTGCCAAGGCATAGAAATTGCAATAACATGTCCATCGAACCCAAAACGGTTTGTCGATTTGCGCAAACGTGTGTAAACCTGCCAAGCACCGCGTTGTGATTTCGTTTCATCGTACGATGTTATTTCATCGAAGACGACACATTTGACGTTTCGACCCATGAGAGAACCTGCAGAGACAGCACCGCCTGCACAAATTTGCACGTCAGGGTGCTTTCTGAACTTTATATCGTACTCACGAAACCGAGGGAGGTATTCCATGAAGAAAGGAGCCTTCATCCGCTCACGCACCTCTGCAAAGATGGTATCTGCAGCTTGGTCTAAAGACCTAGCGATACAAA